AACCAAGTTTTAATAAATGAGTTATAACCTGAGAGGAAGCTGTTCCATCTCGGATTTGTTGTTCGGCAAGATCTATAGCAAGACATATCAACTGATTTTCTCTTGCCTCTGGAGTTAAAGTTGGGCGACTTTTTTTAGTTGAGAATTCATCAGATATACTTAGAGTATGTTTTCTGCCCATACTTTGCTCCTTTCTGTATAGTTTATGGTGACTATACTCTGAGGTGCATACAGTTTGTGGATACTTTATAGCCAACGTGCAGTATAAAAAAGGAGAAGCCATGGAGAAACCCGCAGCAGAGTTAAGGCCAAATTCATAAAAATACTGCTAAACTGTATGCACGTCAAAGGATAGTAAAAAACATTGTATAAAATATCCCCCCGGGGCTTTTTTTAGGAGTGGGGCGATGCAGGAGGGGGTGCATTTTCTGCGGACCCCCCCCCCGATGCCTAAATGCTGCTGAACGATGGCCTAGACTGGTTTACTGACAGGTTCATTAGATACTTTTGTATACTCTACAAAGTTTCCATCCTTGTCATACGCACCGAGTATAATTAGGCGGTCCATAGCCTCATTTAGTAGCTCTTGGTTGATAGTCGGAGGTAATACATCTGAAGTTGGAGCCAAACGGTCTATCTTTTCGCAAGTATTATATCCTTTTTCGATGTCATACCTTAACCATTCTTCCCAATTGTCAAATGGATTCCAAGGATTATCTTTAGTCGTTATGTATGTTATCATACGATTAATTCTCCTCTCCATTTAGATAGTTGATGACTGTGCTTACACTAATTCCAAGGGCTTTAGCAATACTTGCATTACTTTGACCATTTGAGGACAGTCCTTTAATCTTTCTTATGTCTGAATTAGTTAGTTTAACAGTTTCTTTTGGAGTCGCTAATTTCTTTATTATGTCTGGATCAGCATACCTTAGTATAAAGCTCTCTAAGTAGCTTGGACTAAAGGCACCTTTCATAATTGCTTCCCATTCTTTATCTGTTATACTAAATCTTTGATTTTTAGCTCCAAATCTTAATCTAGCCTTAGTTATTTCATTCTGTCTAAGTTTACGCTTATCCTCTTCTGTAAGCTCTTCGCTAGAGGCTTCTATAATTGCCTTAACATTAGACGCTGCCATTAGTTGAGCTGCTCTTTCTTTAGGTGCATTCAATTCAGATATCGCAACTTTAGCTTGAATCGTTTTTACTTCTTCTTTATATTGCTTATTAACCTCTGGATTATACGGAATAGGATTTTGTGAGCTGTAAAGGTACTCTTTTCTAGCAGTATTAGCTAATGACTTAAGAGCATTAGCATAATTGGCATAATATTCTTCTTGTAGTGTTCCTGAAGATAGTTCTCTTGCATCCTTATGCAAAGACATTGCGGTTCTTACTTCTTGCAATGGCTTTACTCTAACATCTTCTTTCGAGGTTACTTTCTTAAACTCGCCAGTAGAGTCTCTAAAATATAATTGATTATTCTCTACTTGCCACATTGTTTTTGGTTTTTTATAAATATCACCATCTTTAATAAACGCAGATACTTGGACCTTGTTACCATCTTCATCAGAATATGTTACTTTTGTAAGAACTTCTCCAGTCTTTCTATATAATTTTTCTCCTGTTTTAGGGTCAATAGTCAGTGTTCTTTTGTCTTTTTCTGAATATACATTATTTGTTTTTCTGTCCAAATATACCTTGTTAAACGGATCAACTAACTCTAATTCATTTCCATTATCTGGATTATCAGGCTGTGTTAAAATATACTTTCCTTCTGCTATAGCATTAATTCTAGTATCGCTTTTTGCCTTTGATATTATTGTTCCAGCACCACCAAATTTTTCGTCTTTTATATGCTGTTGATATATTTGCTTAAGATCTTTTATATCATTATCATATTCACTTTGTTTATAGTCAAGATGATGCTTATATGAGTCTATAACTACCATTGAATGCTTAACTGCTCTAGCAATTTCCTTATCACTAGCTCCTTTTAATGTCATGTCAGTAATCAAATTAGAGACAATGCCCATTTGTTTTTGTTTGTAGCCTTCATCAATATGTTGAAACTCTTTTCCATTTCTATACCAATGTTCAGTCCCATCAGGATCTTTTTTATATCCATCAGGATCTGGAGCATACATAGCTGGATCAAAATCTTTTAATTCTTCTAAATAACGCTTTGAATTTACCTTAATACCTTCAACGGGAGTTGGTATTGTTAGTACTGTATCTCCATCAAAGTCTGCTCCGGAAAGTTGCCGTGCCGTATTAGCAGATATAACAATCGCATCAGTTGAGTCTGGACCGATCATTTTCTCAGCTTCTTTGTTGTGATGCGTTACTGTAAGCACCGGGATTTCAAATAAACCACCATGAGGAAACCTTACCAATGCTACTTGGCTTCCTTCTTGAAAGTTTGGAGCATATACTTCATTATCATCAATCGTAATTCCTGGAAGAATAACATGGTATCTAGTTCCTTTGAATGACTTTGATTTCAATTCGACAGCTGACTTATCACAATTTTCTGCAAAATCTTTAAGCATTTTTGCCTTTACTGTCGGATTTGTAATTTCCATAATCTCTGCGAACTCATCTTCTCTAGATATAATGCTTTTATTTAACTGTCTACTTATAGTAGCTTTTGGTTGTTTTGATAAGAACTGTGATGGCAATTCTTTACTCCATTCTTTCCAATCGCCAGCCTCTGCTCTTTTGTTAATTGGCGATAGTGACTCTAATTTTCCTGTATGCGGATTTTTTCTAGTAAATTCATCTTTAGGATCTGCATTTGGGTCTGAATAGTATGTCTGGCCTGTTTCTTCTTTAATGGTTGAACCGAATGGATTAGTTGGATCTTTATCAAGATTCTCTTTAGTTGACTTTAAATATTTTTCTTTTTCCATACCAGCAGGTTTACTGCTATTAAATATTAAATCGATACCATCTGGCATGTCTTTTCCATCAGAATATACTGCCATTCCTTTGATATATTTATCATTATCTACTAATATACGAACTTGAGCATACAATGATGAACCTAATGACAAATCTTTAACTCCTCTTCTTATTTCAACAAGTCCGTCTTTTTCTTTTCCGCCTTCTTCGGCGGCTCTTATCATAATGCGACTACTATCAAGCGATTTTGGCCAATGAAATGATTTTCTAAAATCATATCCATTATTATCAGACGTGTAATCAGTAATATGTTTTATTTTTGAATAATCATACACTGCTGATTTGGGTGTTCCTTTAGCAGCAAGAACTTTTATATTAGTCTTTTGATTTGGATTTGTTTGTTGCGGGACACTTCCTCTTAAAATAACATATCCTTCGGCTTCGCATATAGTAAGAGCATCATTCATCTTTGTGGATGAGATACGCAGTTCTTTATTTACCATTTCTCCAACATCTATCATGCCTTTTTCATCAACTTGTTCCATAAGAAATTTAGCAGTATTAAATGCAGCATTTCTTTTTGCATCATCGTCATACCTTAAAAGATTTCTGACTTGCGATTCTACTATTGGTTCTCCATTTTGAAATTCATTTCCAAGAATAATTCCTATTTCCGCATTGGTATATGGTTTTTGATCTTCTTTTAAT